CACCGTTGCCACTTCCTCGCATAGTTTCGATTTTAAAATCTTTTTTCGTGATGCTGAATAGTAATTCTTTTGGCATTAGTTGTCCTCCATTTCTTGTAAAGTTTCTAACACCGAATTTAATGAGCCATAATCTATAAATATACCTCGTTTTTCCAATATATTATCTTTTAGCTCCTGCATCTTCTTGTCCATATCCAACATTTCTAATTCTTCTATCTTGTTCACATTATCGAAATTCAGAAAATGCTGGTCTCCGTTTCCCATCTTGATTAATGCTGCATTCCCTTCCTGAACTATCTCCGCTACATTATGAAAGTTCTTTGATGTAGATAATGTGTTAAACCATACCTTTATACTTGCTCCTTCAAATATTGCTTTTATACTATCCCTCCAACCGTAATTTTTCCGATACATTATTTATTAGTGCCTTAATGTCAATAGGCAGCTTTTGATATTCCTGTTCGTTAGCAGCTCTTACTTTATAACTTCTCATAAAATTACTTGCTACAACTGATTGAACCGCCCCAACTTCCATTTGAGACCACTCTTTTAATTGTTCAGGAGTTATAACTTTCTGAATAATCGGAGGTAGTTTTTGATATTCTTCTGTTGCGTGATATGCACTGTTTTTAATCGCCCTGCTTATTAAGTTCCATGCTTCCTGTTCTGTTAGTTGCTCCGGTTGAGTTATTTTATGTAGGCTTGCTTTTATCTGCCCGATTACAGGCGGAAACCCTTTAACATCATTTGCTATATATGCCTTAACTGCTGCTTTTACTAAATTAACATCATCATCTGCAAACATTTCAGTCCATAAGTTAATTGCTGTGTTTAGTTCATCTTTTGTTTTATCTTTGTAATACATCGGATATGCTTCTTTTAAAATAGCCATTATTGCCACTGTTTCAGATTTTTTCACCCTGTGCCTCCTTTTTAAGTTCTTCCTGAAGTATTTCTAAAAATGGATTGCTTATATTTTTGTTAGACTGTTTTTTCTGTTCATTTTTTGCCCAATTTCTTATAGTTGCTAAATAATTCTTATAGGTCTTGCCTGAGCTTGCACAATATTCGCTTACTCTTTCAATTCTTGATTTCCAATCCTCAGGAAATTCATCTTGAAGTTTTTCAAGTTCTTCATCACTAAGAAGTACGTTTCTATATTCACCGTATTTATGTTTTTTGGGTTTTGGGGAAGGTTTCTTCTTTATATCTTTATCTTCTTCTATATCTAATTCTTTATCTATATCTATATCTCCTTCTGCCTCGTTAACATTAGCTTTACTGTTAGGTTTACTGTTAGTTTTACCCTCTGCTAATAACTTCTGTTTTTCTCTATATTCCTGCATGTAGGTCCTCATGTACTCTTTTCTGTTTTCTAATTGGTCTAATGTTTGATGTTTACTCCAATTTGGTATAGTGATTGTATTGTTTATTACTTCTACCATCCCAAATTTTTCAAAAGTGTTAATTGCAAGCCTTACAGTATTAACAGGTCTTCTGAATATAGTTGCGAGCATTTCGTCAGTGTAGGGTAGTTTTTCATTAAACATCAATACTCCACCATTATTTATTTTTCCCGCTAATGTAAGCAATTTAAACCAAATTACAATAATTGAATCAGCCTCAGGTATGCTTTCAATTAGCAGTATCTTTTCATCATCGAATATATCTGTTACAATTTTTATCCATTTAACATCTGCCAAATTATCACCTTCCCCACTGCTCTTTTATTCGTTCTATTTTCCCCATTCTTCTATCAACCTCCTTATCTCCAAATCCTCTAATGTTGGAATTCTCAGCAACTCGCACTCTGAGACTATGCCATCAAGAAGTATGCTAAACTGCTTGCTATCCATTTCCGAACTCCCCATATATACTTTTATATGCGTAAATTCTTTTCCGTTAATAGTGCCTTTTCCGAACTCTTCCGCATACTTTATCGATTTCATGAATACGGGAACCGCCTCATCTACTATTGAAATTACGCTGCTCTGTCCGTATCGTTTCAACATAGCAATATATATTTCTTCTTTACTGCTCCGGAGCTTATTGGCTATCTCGGTTATCAAAAGCCACGCATACGAATTGGCATTTAGTGACCTTCTTTTCTTCTTATGAGCTATCTTGCATTCTTTCAGCTTTTCATCATTCAGCAGCTCATTCAACGGCTCCATGTTGCTTTCTTCTTGCTTTGGGACTATGAGTGTTACCTCATAATCCCCACTGAATTGTCTTGTTATTTTGCCTGCTTTAACTGTTATCTCCATAACATCACCTAAAATTTTTCTTAAACACGTCCATAAATTTTTCATACGAATATTCTTTTTCAAATTGTAGCTGTGCATATCTTTTTATGTATAAATCAAGTTGATAATTACCTTTGTGTACCCCGTTCTGCCCTCTGTGGCAATAACTGCATAACGGGACTGTTAATCCGTACTTGTCCGACAACTTCCTGTTAGCCACCCCAAAGAAAACGTGATGGTTCTCAATATTTCTTTCGCTACCACATATAAAGCATTTGTGATATTCTGTAGTTACAATGCTACTTATTTTCATTTGCCTTAGCCTCATAGCCCTTGCACACTTGGTCATATTCTATTTTCGTTAATTGGTCGGGTTCTTTCTTAAATTTCTTTTGAATTTGGTCAATAACAGATACGCTTTGATATCCTGCTGCTTTGCCTAATGCAAATAATCTTTTTATTTGTGCCTCTGTTAAGGCTTTTGTAGTAGATTGAGATTTTGTTTTCTTGCCTGTAGTATCTTTGCCGTCCGGATCATCTTCATCAGTAGGTAATCCAAAGTATTTAAGTAAGAAATAACGTTCACTATATGTCAATGCACTTCCAAAGCTTTTGCTTATATCATCCTGTTGTCCGTAATAAGCCCAGCTCACAATTTCTCTTTCTTCGGGATTTTCTGCATTTATCCATGTGTAAGACATACTTCCCCATACTTGAATGTCAACTTTATCCTGACCTTTTGAGTTTGTATAACAAAATAGTTGATGTTCTCCTGCCTGAGCTGACGGCTGAAGTATTAGTCCAACCTCGTTCATTTTGTCTTTTATCTTATTTAGAATTTGATTACCTGAAACATAGTCATAGCCATATCCTTTAGTATCTTTAGAGAATCCGCTTGCTATTTTTCTTACTTCGATTATTTTTTGATATAGGTTCACTAAAAGTCATCCTCGCTTTCTGTGTCTTTTGTTGTTACGCTCAAAACGGCATCAAGTATAAAGTTAAACTGTTCATCCGTCATATCTTCTACGCATATAGAGTTTATGCTTTCTAATACTGTTATTTTCATTTTATCCTTAACCCCCTGCCTTGTGTGAGTTCTGCACCCTCTATAACTAGTCCTGCTTTCAACAAGAATTTAATTTTGGCCTTATCCATTTTTTTAATAGTTTCATAAGTAAAGAAATTTTCGGGTATTTTGCTTTCATCAAATATATTCAAGGCTACTGGATTGTTAGCAACTGTTATATTGAATAAGCCTGTCTTTATTTTTTCCTTGCCCGTTAATATCATGGATTGCTTTAAATTCTCTTTGAGCCTGTCTATATTGCCTTCTATGCTCTTTTTTCGGCTGTTTAAGCGTTCAATTTCTGCTTTGAGCATATTTACATTACCCTCTAAGTTTCGAATAATTTTAGCGTAATTCTCTGCCTTAACTTCGATTGTGTCATTTATACTTTCCAAAGTATCATCTAAGTTTTCTTCGCCTGCTTCAATCAGTTCTAAAACCTTTAAATAGCTATCTGTTAATTCATATAAATTCATCTTCTTCCTCCTCTATCCATTCCTCAAATTCTTCATCTCCGCATTTAGGGCAATACGCTTCTGTGTAAGATATATCTGCTATATGCCCCCAGGCATCATCTTCATAAGTAAATTTCTTGTAAACAGGCTCCTCAAATACTGCCTCACAGTTCCAACATTTATACATTTTTATCTGGCTCCCATTTATCACATCCCATACAGGTTGTTGGTTCATCTTCCTCTGCATTTTCTTCTTTTTTAAAATCCCAAAAGTGATTTGATATGCAGTAAAATAATATTCCATCTACTGTGTACTCATATTGATATTTGTAATACTCATTATTTTTTTCCTTTATCGTGAAAATGTCATCTCCTGCAATTTCTAAAAAAGTTTCTATCGTAACGTGAAATCCTCCTGAATAATCGCTATAACTATAAATTCCTGTTTCTTTATATGCCTTTGAATTTGCTGATTCTAATTCTTCATTTAATTTCATTGTCTTTATTCTTAATTCTTCCGCAACTTCAATTAACTTTTCTATTTGCATTTTCCCTCCTATATGCTATAATTAGCATGATTTAAATTATTTTTCTTTTGCCTGTTACCGCAGGCTCTTTTTTTCTGTAATTATTTTCTAAACCTAATTTCCGTCTGTAATTTCCAACTGTATTAGGGTTTAGCTTTAATGTTTTTGCTATTTCCGTGTCATTTAAATTTTTTTCGTAAAGTTCCATAAAACTATCGTTTAATCTCTCTTTTATAGTACTAAATTGTGATATATCAACTTCGTATCTTGCCTTATATGCATCCATATCAGCCTTACGTCTTTCGTATTCCTGCATGTCCGCCCAAGCCCAACAGTTATCAATTCTTTCAGTTAGCATTTTGCAACTTTCTTTTTTTGTGTTAAACACACAAGTTCTGCATTGCTTTCCCATACTCTTTCCTCCTTCCTAACTTAATTTTTATACCTCTGTCCATTTTCCATTGGCAGTGAGGACATACATACCCTGCCGATACTGTATATTTACTTGCGTTCCATAATTTGCAACAGATAGTACAATATACATTCATGGCTACCTCCCTAAGTTTTTTAAATATTCCTCCATTTCCTCTTTAGTCAATTTGTAAGTTGTAACAGGCTGGTCTTCTTTTAATGATTTTATGTATTCTGTGTATTCCGTTGTGTAAATTGGATTTCCGCCTCTATATTTTTCTGGTGCCATCGATTCATCATCATAGCGGTCATAAAGCATTCCAGAGCCTGCTAATCTGCCTGTCCAAGTTCTTAGAAATTCGTTAGGGTGACGTTTTGTCATAATTTCCTCCTATTTACAGATAACAACCTCATCCCATGTAAATTCAACCAAGTATTCATAATCCATTTCCACTGTTGCAGTTTTCTTTTTATAGTCGATACTGTGCAAAATACCCGCAACTCCGTCTGCTATTACTTTAATCATTTTTAACCCCCTATCCAAACCTCAGCTTGTACTATTCCTGCATTTAAAGCATCTTGGTGACTATCCATATACTTATCTATCCTATTGCCTATAATAGCTCCACCTACATCCTCGGCAACATATTCCTCACCATCCATGATTACTATTGAGCCTAAAGGGATTACTTCTGGATCAACTGCTATAGTCCGCCCTTCTGTTGCTTTTGTGCCTGTAAATGTAATTCCATCTGTCTTATTGCAGCAGATATAGCAAGGGCAATAATGTGTTACTGTAAATGTGCCTAAGAATTCAGGCTCATCAATTACTTCTGATGCGTCCTGCTCCCTGTTCTCTAAAATGATTTCTAATATCTCTATTTGATAGTCTTTATCCTTGAGCTGTGCAGCTTGTTTCTCTATTTTGTATTCGTATGTTTGTGTTTGTTTTGCTCCTTCAATTCCGTATACCAAGTGTCCGAATAAACTTATAATTATAATCAATATTAGGATTAATCTTTCAGTTTTCAATCTCTTAATCATAATTTTCTCCTTAGCTTTGACTTATTACAGGCATTATTTCTGCCACTATCTTTGTTAATTGCCTTTTTAGTTTTTCTTTTTCTTCTTCTAGTTCGATAACTCTCTGCTCTAATTCTTTGTTTGCCTTTTCAAGTCTTTTTCGCTCAAATGGGGAAAGTTTACTTGCATCAGTACCTTCTGCCTTAAGTACGTCATAAAAATTGAATTGCGGGGTTTTGTGACCTCTCACGGGGGATATTAAGCCCTCTCTTACTCTCCTATCTACAGTAGCGGTAGATATTCCCCATCTTTTGGCTAAGTCGCTCCTAGAAAGTAGAACTTTTTCTTTTTCCACAACTATGCCCCCTTTACTTCATCCCGCTTGTCTTTCCTGTTTTTTAGTTCTTGAACATCTGGATGCCATGCTTCAATTCCTTTCATAACAGTGTCATAATGCTTTTTCTTTGTTGTTGCAGCTCTTGAACCTAGGCTGTAATTATTTCTTAAATATCCATAAATGTTAGCTATAAAGGTTTTATAATATTTATCACTGTCCCCATTTGGATAATTTAATATTTTAGTGACTCTGCCTTTAATCCTCGCTTGTATTTCCCGCACTTGTTCATCTGTGATTTCTTCGTTTAATTCAAGGTTGTCCATTCTGTCTTTAATGTTTAATATTACCGTATCATGGTTTTCATATTGCTTTGCTAAACCTACAATCATCATTTCATTTTTCGCTATCCTTGCTCTTACCAATTCATCAGAACTCATTTGATTTTTCTGCATTACCGCTAAATCCTTAATCATATCTTGTAAATTTTCATTCATTTTAATTTCTCTCCTTATCTATATTTGATTTTACTGTTAAGACCCAACCTTCCAATAAATCTAATGCCTTGTAATAACTTCTCTTATCGTAATCTTCTAGTTCCTCAACATATTCTGTCAGCCATGCTAGTCCTCCAACATCATTTAAAAAAGTGTGTATTCTATTGCAAAATATCAAGGTATTATCTTTTAGCTTTTCCCTATGTCTTTCCTTGCTATCTGTTTTTGATAATTGTTTTATTTGTTGTTTTAACTCAAAATTTTCATTGGTCTTTTCTTCAAATTCATCTCTTAATCTATTAAAGTTATATTTGTCTACCGTGTTTTTGAGTTTATTTTTTATTTCTTCATAATCTTCTGGGACTACTTCTATTATTTTTTCTTTTTCTACCACAGTAGGCTCTTGATTTTCTAGTTCTTTTATCTTTCTTTCTAGTTCCTTTTTTTCTTTAATAACTTTTTGTAGCTCTCTTGTTGTCATATCCTCAACAGGGTTATTTTCTATAAACTCTTCTCTTTCCTCTTGAGGAATATCCAACAATGCAAATATTTTTGATTGTGTTAAATTGGAATACGTCTGCGAATTTGAAAACTCTTTCGCTACTCTCATAAAGTTGTTGGCATTTCTTTGACTAAACTCGACTTTTTCTTCTAACCATTTCCCCCATTCACCATGAGGCAACAACTCTTTTGCTTCGTTAAGTCTTTTCCCTATTTCAATTATGTTTTGGGCTGTTTGATTTTTTAATAAGATTATTTCTGTTTCTATTTGCTGAATGTTTGATACTTGAATTTCATCACTCACTTAAATCCCCCTTTTCGGTTTTTCTGAAACCTATCCTAAATAAATATCCTCAACTTCAACATCCAAGGCTTTGGCTATTTCTTTAATATTTGAATAGGATGCACTTCTTAAATTAGCTACATCTTTTTCATAGTTATGAATAGTTCTAGCCGTTAATCCTGCTAGGTTCGCTAAGTCCTCTTGTGAAATATCCTTCCTAGCTCTTAATTCTTTTAAAGAGAATTGCATGCGTTTGTTCATCTCTCCTCACCTCCTAATAAACATTATACACTTCGGTTTTTCTGATGTCAAGCATTATGTTTCATAAAATTCGTATTTATTTTCAAAATTATGTAAGTATATCATAACAATAATATTTTAACTACACAAACCATAAATATATATCTAAAATGCTACAAATTGAGTAATATAATAAGAATATTTAAATTTTATCTATTCAAACTAAATCAAAATACATAAAATAATTCTGCCGTTTTTCTGCCGAAGCAAATAAATCAGTTAGGATTTGGTGAGCAAACACATAAGCCGAGTTCTGTACTGCTTTTGCACCATATTTTGTTGCATTTTTATAAAATTTATTAACTCTTTAATGTTGAAATATCAATGATATGTTTGTTTTTAATATTTTTCTAACTTTTGTCAAAACATCTTAAATTTTTAATTACGTGGGCAAAACGTGGGCAAAGATAAAGCCAGGATATTTAGTCCTGGCTCTGTTTTTTTAATTCTTTTATTAAAATGCTTTCTACGTAATTGCTTAAATTTCTATGTTCTTTTTCCGCTTGCTCCTGAAGTTTGGTTTTTAGCTCAGGAGAAATTCTGATATATAGCCTTTCTGTTTTCGCCATTTTGTCCTCCACTGCCGATTTATTTTTTTATTTGCTTTAAAAAATCTTTCCACATTATGTCTGGGTCGCTATAGGCACTATAGTCAAGTCCTACATCTTCAAGTGCCTTTTCATAAATTTCAGGCTCTATCATATCCCAAGAATCCGATCCTTCTACTCTGTCTATAAATTCTTCTACTGTAATATACCCATAATATTCCAAGTTAATTCCTGCGTATCCTAGTGTTAGTTCTCCATCTTCTTTGCTTCTTAAAATACTTAACTCTTTTTTCATTTTCTTAATCTCCTTTTATTTTTTATTTGTTTTGTTAATTCATTATATACCACTGTACGCACAAAGTCAACCCAAATATCAAAATAATTTGTTAAACATTTGTAACAATTAGAGTTTTATAAAAATATCTTTTTTATTGAAATTTCAATAGGTACAAACACATTAAGAGGTTTTTAACGTTGCTTAAATCGCAATCTGTGACGTTGTTTTTAGGCATAAAAAAAATCCCGGGCATTTAACCCGGGTTACAATCCAAATCCTATTATATTATGTATTCTGCGGTTATCTCCAAACACAACCATCTCATCGGCATTATTCATAAATGTCGAACCGCCACCATCCAGCGACAAAGCTATATCATATTCACAGTCCTTTACAAGCTTCAACAAGTCATATAAAAATGTATGCTTATGATAAATATTCGGTCTAACTAATAGATAGATTTTGTTTTGTTTTGCATTGTAACCGATTACAGTTTTATTAGCTTTTCTTAGCACATCCTCAAAAGCACCCTTAAACCCTTCAGCCGCAGGATTATACACAAAGCTACTATCTAAAGTATTTCTTAATCCTACTCCACCTATTGCTATTTTAACCTTGTCCAAATCTAACTCGGCTATATTCTTAATCTGTTTCATTTCAACCGCATTGTCTTTGTTTACAATGAATACTGACTGCGGATAAGGTAAATGATTAGCAGCTGCCTGATATAATTTATCATTGGCATACAATATTGAAGTTGGATAAGTCTTTGTCCTTGCCGTATCTTCCCACCAAAAAAACGTACCATTAACACAGTACGGTTCTTCGATTGTTTGATTTTTCTGATTAACTATTTTAACATTTAAATCCTTGACATCGCCACAGAGCTGATAAGTTCCATTTGTTGTTTTAGAATACTTGACATTTGTTTCAGGAACCTTAGCAGCTGCAGCAACCAATTTTTCCGGATCTATGCACATTACATGCCTACCTTTCAAATAGCTTTTAAGCCAAAAATTTTTATCAGAATAAGGGCAGTCCCGTATTTCAAAATGCAAGTGCGGACCGGTTGTCATACCTGTTAGCCCTACATATCCGACAACATCACCGGCTTTGATAAGCTGTCCGGTTTTTAAGATATGACCTCTTAAATGAGCATACAGTGTACAATAGTGGCCGTGGTCTAATACTACATAGAGACCATAACCCGGAGGATCATTCCCTGTAACAGCTACAAAACCATTATCTACTGCATAAATAGGAGTACCGAGCGGAGCTTTATAGTCAATTCCTGGATGAAATTCAAGACCGCCGTATTCTCTGATGCCGTATTTACTACTAATAACAAGAGAGTCTCTTAAAAGTCTGTACTCTAATTTAATCATAAAATTACTCTGCTTTCTTCGACTGCTTTATTAATTGATTAACATACACGCTTGCTCCTGCCGTTAAGAAACCTTGTGTTATTGCCACAAATATAGCCATATAAATATTTTCTGTGCCTTCTGTTGCTAAAATCCATAATGACGATAAGACAATTCCTATCAACCCTAAAATTAAAGGTATAAATTTGTCCTTAATCAATGTTGTATTTTTAATTGCTACACCAATAAAGTACAGCACCGGAATTAATATTAAAAGTTCCGGCTTAATAAAGTTTTTTAATAATTCAATATCCATGTTATTTCTCCTTTTCTTCTAAATCCTTTATCCTGTGATTCGCAACCTTCATTTGCTCTTCCAAAAGGCAGGTCCTTTCAATGACGGTATTATGTTTGTCAACTTTTTTCTCTAATTGTTCTATTCTGTAATTGGTCAGTTTGTTTGACATCAAAATCCCACCAAAAGTGCCAATTGCCACTCCGGCAAAATTAAATAATGTGTTATAATCCATCGCTTCACCATACTTCCCAATCTACACTGGCATTCAATGTTTTTGCTGTTTCTGAATCACCGTTATTAAAGATAATAACTAAATTTGTACCAGATATATATGCATTCTTCATATACAAATATTCTGTGTTTTGCCCTAAAATAGAATCGCCATTTGCAACTGAACCATTCCAAGCTGTTGCATAAATAAACCCATTAGTAGATTCGTACCCTATTCCTATTGAACGAGTTTGACTCGTTGTAAAAAATACAGATACGCCCATAGGTCCTCCCATACTGGCGTTGCGAACAAAAAGTCTACCTTGTCGTTTATTTGCCCCGATGGGTATTGTTTTGGTTAGCGTTGCCGAAGCTGCAATAGTGTCACTATAAGTTACATTCCCAGACGAATAAGCAGGTGCAATATCCGCAATGTTCCCTTCTATCCTGTTAAAATCATCTTTGGTCGGGACATCCGCTGCCGCCCAATTTGTTTTTGGTGTAATCCATGCCATTTTTACGCCTTCCTCCCTCTTATCATTGATTTTAATGCGCCATCAAATTCTAATTGCTGACTAATAACATAATAATCATTAGCTCCATTTCTGTCAGTCACTGTAATCCTATCGCCCAGTATCATGGCGGGATTGCCCCGCCAGTCAAGCTCTATATCCTTTCGCGGTTCTCTGTAATACAATAATAAATTGCTCGCAATGTTTTCAGCTTGTGCCCTTGTTTGCACTAATGGATTAACAGGATAGGTATATTTTAATTGACCGTTACTTGCAATTGAATTATCATCCTTTTTAATAATTTTTTCTGTATTCAATACTTTTAAGGGTTGCGCATTGATAGATAGCTCAAATGTGCCTGCTGTCGCACTTGCAACTTCAATCGCGGCTCCCCAAGCATAATAATTCACGCTTGATATCGTACCAGTGCCGGTTATGGCTGCTACCGCATTAATACAAGGTATTTCGTTATAAAATGCTGTAATAGACTTTGTTCGACCTGCTCCTATGCTTTCTAACTCATTGCTTTTATAAACTTCTTGCACCGACATCAATGTCAATGGCTGCGTTTCTACTTCTATGTAGTTTGCTACTTCTGACCATTTTGTAGGATTGTTTTTTGTAAAATAATCATCTCTTGCTATATTATCAACGGGTACTAAACTATCTAAATATGTTGCACCTTCAATCCTTAAAATTCCTTCACGATCACAATACGCTTGTCCTAAGCTCGCCTCTGCAATTTTTCTTAGAGCTTCACGGTGCGACTGGCTGTCAAAATAAGCATATGGGATTACATATTGCTTTAAATCATCATCAATAAAATATTCACCTGCCGACATGCCTGCATCAATCAAAACAGTAATGGCTAAATCATATAGATTTTCATTGACGTAAACTTCGGAAGTGCTAAAAATTGAGTTTCTTAACAGTTCAAGCCTATCTCTTCCTGTGGTATGAGCGTAAAGGTCTTGTTCCGGAACATCCCAGTCTCCTGACCAAAACATTCCAAGCGGGACAAACTCTTTCCCCTTCATGCTTTCCCATGTATTAGCCAATCTATCACCTTCTTTCCATGTTAGGGAGCCAAATTTTCGTTTTGTTCCCTACTTTACATACGCCAATGTATCAGAGTATTCCTGTTCTGTAATATACTCTTTAGCTATAGCATTGTCTATTTCTTGTAATGTGAAATTTTCACCTGCGTACTGTTTGACTGGCTCATGATATTCTGTTGGAATAGTCTCAAATTTTCTATTTCCGTATTTGTAAATATTTACTGCATAAGCTTTCACTAATATTGGATAAATCATTTTACATTCCTCCTATTAAAATAGTTTCCATAAATTCTAATACCATTGAGTTAGTTCCTGCTAATTCTTGTTGTAGTTTTTCTATTTCTGTTGGCTCTTTTGGTTGATTATTTAAAGCATCAATTTCAGCTTGTGGCATATCTTCAACCCACACTGTGCCTGTCCATTTTGGGCGATACAAACCTTGTGGAATATCTGTTATGATTGTATATTCTGCAAGTTCTTCTGTGCAATTTCCTTGCTCGTCAAATTCTTTTACAAGAATTCCCTTTAAATATCCTAATTCATTTATTTCATATACTTGTTTTAACATTCTTATACCCCCACTACCATAAAATGGTATAAATTCCCAGATACAAGCGCACTTCTCAATGATATACGACCGTCGATGTGTACAAAAACAGGAGTGTTTACCATTCCTCCAGCAGTTATGTTAAACATATCAACTGGGGTATACTGCGAAGGTCTGTAGCCGTCAGGAAGTGTAGCTATAACAGTATTTGCCGCAGCAGTTCCAGCTGTTACTTTAGCTGATATTTCTAACTGCCCAATCTGATTTCTTCGATATTTAAGATTGCCTGTCCACCCATTTTCTAAAGTCGCTTCTATCCAATTATCTTGGACTTTATTTGCCTTATTGGCTACCAAAGAGTTAATTTGTTCCCTATTAACATTTATTTCAGTTTCAACTTTATCCCAATTTGCAGGTAAATCCTCACCTATTGTTTTTCCTATATTGTCGCCTGTTTGCGATTTTATAAACCCAAATATCGGAGTTAATATACTCATATTATTTCACCTCATCCCATGTTTTCTCTGCATAAATTTCCCATATGTTATAACCGTCAGCTCCCAGCCATGCCTTTATCCTACGATTCTGTTTAATAAAAGCACTTAGAGGATTTGATGTATTACCGGCATCAAATTTTCTATCACGATTAAAGAGCTTGATGTCAATCTCATTACTTGCTATATTACCGACCGGTAAGCTTCCGACAGAGACTTCTCTTTCTTCTAAAAGGTTAATGTTAAATATGTCGTCACCCTCGTAGGTTTCTTGAATAGATGTAAAAAATTCAACTACTTTCGCCTGTCTGCTTGCGTGACTCCATTTTGTTATTTCAAGCACCATTTTAGCGACTCCTAATACAATCTCCTCTAAATCCTTGTCCCAAGCGATTTCCGTATCGTTAGTCACGGTCTCGGTATGTAATAGCGTGTTTTCTTCATCATATAATTTAATCGTAAAATCTATAGGATATTCTTCCCTTTTACTATCTCCAATAACTTTTAGACTTGCAATCGGACGAGATTGAAATATTGCAGTAAGCGTTGGATAGGGACTTGTAAAAGCACCACCGGTCCCCGCGAGCTTCTTGCCCCACCAACCCATTTGGTAAGCCTTCGATTCCTGTTCATTTGGAGCAAGACAATACGTGCCATCTAACACCCAGCTACCGTCTAAGGACGCTATTTTGCCTAAAGGTTCTATAATATCATCTGCCGTCTGTTCTGGATAACTGACATTTGCATTTTCGTTTGCCGTAACAGTTATTGACTGATCCAAAAATGGATTGGTGTAGTCTATTTGTATTTTTCCATAAATACATCTCGTTTGGGCCTTGATTTTATCTCTAAATTCTGCACTTACCGCATACATGACTACACCTCTTCCATGGTTATAGTTATACTATGACTTGTAACGGATTTTTCTTGGAATATCCCTCTCGGCACTGACGTAATATCAACAGTTTTCGTGACCTCGACATCATTGTCAAGATAAGTAAATTCTACTGATTCGCCAAGTAAATAATAATCTAAAAATATCTTATAATTAGAGTATTTAAGCCCCTGATAGGTCAGGCTATAATTATTCTTTACACTGACAATTTCCTTAACCCTTCTTCCGCTTGCTGTCCGGTTTGTTACACCTATTTCGACTGGAGTAATATTAAAATTATGAGCTAAGGGTGCTGGTATTTCTGTGCTGTTTAATTTCATGCCGGAGCACCTCCTAACCTTGTATTTTCGCTAACTCTAATGTCTTTTAGTTTTCTTTCTAATTGCTTCAATCCGTAATCATCGGCTATTAGTGTTCCTACATTTAGATTAACAGTAGTCTGCGATGGGCTCTTGAGCATAGAATCCAGTTTTGATAAAGGTAATACTGCTTCCGGACCTGCCTCACCAAATCCCTGCCAGCCTGCTATTGTCGGCAAAACTGTCGGTCTTGTAAATATAGCTCCATCTGCATTCCATCGGGTGCCAACCGTTACAGATGAGTCTATAACCTTGCTTGTAGGCTTGGTATTCCAGCCGCCACCTCGATAATCATGTATATCGTAATTTCTTTCTGCTTCTTCGTTAACTCCTAAAAACTCTTTAACCCAATTTATTGCATTTTTAACAGCCGCCGTGATCTTATCCCAGTTCTGATAAATTAAAACCGCTGCCGCCGCAAATGCTGCCATACCTAACATAACAGCTCCACCCGGACCTATTGCTGTGCCTAATGCTCCGATAACCGAGCTGCCGCCTTGGATAGCAGTGCTAAATGCGCCAACTCCTTTTGTAACTTTAGACACTGTACCAAACAGCCCTCCAAGTCCACTTGTTAAACTACCTGCTACTGATATAACCGGACCTATTGCAGCTGCCAAAGCCGCCATTTTTAATATAGATTCCTGTGTTTCAGGATTTAAATTTCCAAACCATTCGACAATTTCCGATACTTTGTCAATCAACTTAATCAGATGTGGTGCCAATTTTTCACCAATTGTTATCCCGACATCTATCATTTTGTTTTTAGCAATTTCCATTTGACTTGCGGTAGTTGCGTATCTCTGCTCTGCCTCTTTTGTTAAAGCATTATTTTCATCCCAAGCCGTAGTACCTATTTCTAAAGAATTCGTAAATACATCGCTTGCCCCGGATGCCCTGAGTAATGCATCTCTCATTCTAACTTCAGTGATACCCATATCATCAAGCACTTTGATTGCAGACGTGCCTTGCTCTTCCGCCCTTGATAATCCTGCAATAAATTCAATCATCGCACCAGCAGCATTAGTTTTAAATGCCTCAGTAAATTCTGCCCCGGTCATGCCTGCTACACTTGCAAAATCTTCTAATGACTTCGACTGCGTTTCAGTTGCAAGCTGCATTTCAATCATTACTTTTGAAAAAGCTGAACCCAATTATGTTATCGTAAAGGCTTTTTATCCTCTACTTCTACATGTCACCATGTAGTTCGGCATATATTTTTACCCTCATCATTATCTGTTAGGGTAACGGATACTCGTGGGATTATTATATTCTGTGCTTTTTTGTAATAAAAAAGCACAGGTTCAAATCCTATGCTCTACGGTACTAAAAGCTTTTTAGTTCCTTTAGTTACCTCGGTATTGACTTATCAAGATTGATATTCCCAAATCAACTTAGTACCATCAGGTAATTTGCCCGCTGACTTTCTTTTCTTTTTACAGCATTGAGTGATGTCGCTTTTGTTACAATTATAGTGTTCAGCGGCTTCTATTATACTGCCAAATGTTTTATTTGTAGTTATACAAATAACTTCTTTAGCACCATGCCATTGGCTGCCCTTTTTACCATAATTATGATTTTTTTCACCTTTTTGCGCTTCACTCATTTTAGCTTTAGTTTCAGCAGTCGCTTTTTTTCCTAATGCTTTTTGTCTTATTTTTTCTTTTGTTTCTTCAGTATGCTTTTTCCCAAACATTGGATGTTTTTCTCCTGATTGGCTTAGTCTAATATTCTTTTTATGTTCCATTGATAGTGGTATCCCTTTTTTAGCCTCGCTCATTCTTTTTAGAGTTTCATCTGAAAATATTCCTTTTTTGCCTTTGCACCATGGTATTTTACCAATGTGCGATTCGCTCATCTTCGCTCTGCTCTCTTCAGAATGATTTTTATTATAAAAAGGATTGTCTTTACCTATATATCTTTTCCCATAAAAGTAATTGTTTTTTCCACTAAATTTAGCACTTAATAGTTTCTTGGTATACTCACTATGTTTTAAACCTGTTACAGTTCCTCCACCTTCAACAATATTATAATATAATTTATCGTTAACTGCATCGTATTTATTTATATAGTGATTTTCTAACTCATTAAGTTCATCAGGATTATAAGCAATGGCAATAACTTCTTTTTCAAAATTATCCTTGCCGTACAAATTAACAGCTTCTAAAAATGCTCTGCCACTACCTAAATAATTTTTCCATTTTCCATGTTTATCGTAATTCTTTTGACCTATATACTTTCTGCCATTAATTTTATTAGTTGTTATATATATAAATCCATATGGCTTACTTGTCATAATATAAGTACCTCCATTACCTATATTATACCATATTGCATACTGACAATCAATCTTAAATATAAGTTTTCTACCGATTTTACCCGTTATTTTAAGCTGCTTGTTTCCAAACAACTGGGCAGTTTTGTTTACCCGCTTCTGCTTCAATTCCAACAGATGACAAAGCACCTGCAAACGACATTATTTGTGCCTCGGTCAATCCTATTTGACTACCAGCACCAGCTAACCGCATACCCATAGCAACAATTTTGCTTTCAGTTGTGGCAAGATTGTTACCCAAATCAACTATTGTACTTCCTAATTTATCAAATTCTTTTTGACTCATACCGGTTATATTCGCAAATCGTGCCAAGGATGTTGCCGCTTCATCAGCTGACAAGTTCGTAGCCTCGCCTAAATCAATCATTACACGTGTAAAATCCATGATATTAGGCACTTCAATTCCTAATTGCCCAGCCGCCTCTGCTACTCCTGCAATCTCAACTGCGGATGCTGGAATTTCTTTTGACATATCTCTAATGCCTTTTTCTAACATTTCAAAATCTTCAACACTTCCAGAAATTGTTTTACGAACTCCCGCAAAAGCTGACTCAAAATCAATAGCCGATTTAGCGGACGCCGCACCAATTCCAACGATAGGTAATGTTACACCTTTAGTCAGCGTTGCTCCCGCCCTGGACAAATCCCTGCCTGTGCTATTTAGAGACTTGCTAATACCTTTTAAATCTTTAGACATATAATTCATTTTGTTGGAAAAATCAGTAGTATCAGCACCAACTTTTACTATAAGACTTCTAATTACATTACTCATTTACTCACCCCACTCATCGAGGATTTTATTCATTCCTGCTGCCATTATGCTTGCAACATCTTCCTTAGACTCATCCGCCGCAGGACGGAGGAAAGGACGTTCCTGGACGTGTTTGTATGTTTTCTTCCCGAAAAACCATAATCTATGACCAAGCTCCAAAGGAGTTCCATAAGCTGCATCTTTGCCAAAAGTAACCCTTGCATAAATTACCCCGCTTTTAGCTTTCTTTTTGCCCGGTTTAATAACCTTTAACGACCTGCTTAATGTGCCTGTTCTATCTCTAATATTACGCTTAGACCTCTCAAGCACTATTTCAGCTCCCTCTGTGGCAGATGGGCGGAGAGCCTCATAGGCATCCTCGCCTAACTTAGAAAAATCTTTTATCAAATCATCTAATCCTTCAAACTTCAATTCAGTTATCAAACTTCAACCACCTCCCCGCCATAAGCCGCGTTTAACATCTTAACAATGCTTAGCATTTCATCGTCTGTCTGAGCTTCTTTGATGACATCAGAAATTAATATGCTTTCCAGTTCCGGCATTTCTTTAGTTCTGACTAATGCCGCCGTATTCCATGCCAAAGTAATCAATTCATTAGAACGCTTAATGTGTCTTTTGTTGTAACCTTCCGCCATCTCATAAAATTCCGCAGGGGTAAGCTCCCAAAATTCCGATGGCTTTAACTCTAAATAAATAATTGCAAAATCAAATTCTGCGGAAAAATCTTTCCATTCCGGTTCTTCTTCCGCAGTTACTCGTTTTTTGGGTTCGATACCTCATACGCCGCATTTATTGCCTCGCAAACTTTTTCTGTTATATAAGGCATGTTATCAGCGTATTCATCAACTAAATCGCTAACTTGTTCTATTGTCAAATCCTTTATTTCTTTTCTAAGCATTACATACAAAACTGTGCTTAATGTTGTTACCGACAATCCTGTCTGCATTTCTTTTCCAAGTTCAGGAATTGTTTTTTTAGATAATTTCTCAAATTGAATTTGTGAACCCATACCAAATCTCAAATTGTAAGGCTTGTCAAGTTCTATAACTACAAAAGGTATTGCCATAAACTCCTCCTTATTCTAAAAAAAGGCAGGTTTCCCTGCCTCTTATTCTGCCGCCCTCGCTACTGATATAGTGTATTTCTTCGTCGCTTTGTTTTCTTCCGTTACCTCAATGGTAATTTTTGTTATACTTCCTGCGGCTCCAAGCGTTATGTCGCCCGATGCCTGTCCGGTTGCAACTACGCTTCCATTAACTTTTATTGTGCCTGCTGCCGTTGGTGTAACCTTTACCGTCGCTATCAAAGCGTCAGCTGTAGCCACATAATCCTTAACACTTGCCCCAAAGGCAGGAATTAACGTTGCTCCTGTCATTGCCAAGTTAGTTAATCCTGTTGCAGTCGTCACCGTTAGAGTAGGCTTACCGCTAACTTTTACAGTTGCAGAAAACGGAATTCCATCATCCGTTGGAGTATCTCCAACTTTTATATTAGTAATCAAACCATTAAAATCCCATTGAGCTCCAGTGCTCGCTGGGAATACTATAGTTGCTGGCTTAACTTCCCTTGCAGCGCAATCCGCAACCATGGCAAGCTGTCCGTCTGCATCTTCATGGTCAAAGAACCCTGAAATAGGAACAGCGCCAGCATCTAAAAGCCCCGCTATAAATTCCTTAAAAGCTCCTTCGCTGTCATGCGTGGTCACATCGACAGTGTCAACGTTAAATTCAACACCGCCAACATTTCTCAGGGACGCAACTTGCTTACCGTCCCAGTTAAACTTGGTACCAAATGCGTGTGTCTTTTTACCCATCTATTTCACTCCTTCACAAAAGTAATTTCAAATTCTAAATCTTCATAAAATATTCTGATTGTTCCATCGCTGGATTTTTCCATGCTGCTTAATTCATTCTGCAACTCTATCTTTTGCACCTCAACACCGTGCAAATCGCCCTGGTAATCGCAAAGAGCTTTTTTAATCTCTTCCGCAATCGGCTTAACAGCTCCCTTTGTGCTCGCCTGAGCTGTAAATTGATATATAGGTCTTTCGGTTTTACATTGACCATCTAAAAAATGGTCTTTATTGTCGCTCACCTTTATCCAAAATACCGCCGGCAATGCTACTCCCTGCGGTATCTCTTCCGGATAGATTTTATTGCTAATCAACGCTTTAAGTCCTGGATAGTCCAATAATCTCTTAACCAACGCTTCTTCAATGTTCATTTAAACCACCTCTTTCGCGCTGATCTGCGTTTCCACTCTTCCGCCGTCTTTATCATCAGCGGATAATATTTCAAAAATCTTGCCATCATACTTTATGCGGTCAAGCACTCCTATTGACTTGGTGTATCTAGCATTAAAAACCACCTGAGTTTGAGAGTTAACCTTTTGTGCGGCATAGAATTCGCCACCGCCGGTAGTCATAACCTCAGCCCAAATAGTATAAGTGTCGGCCCAGGTCTCTATCGGTTGGTTGTAGGAATCATAAGTAACCGTCTTTTTTTGTATAATAATCCTTCGATTGCGCTTTCCTGCTCCCATCAGTCCCACCACCTGTCACGGTACTGGTCCAACAAAGCTTTCACAGAAAAAGGAACCTGAATAGCATAGACGCTTTTATTCCTAACATCCAAGACAGCTTCTCTGTTAGCGTGCCAAAAGCCTATCAATAATAGCATTGCGTGTCTTACGGATTTCGGGACAGTGCCAATTTTATAAGTAATCTTAATCGGGTTGTCCGGACCGGCAGACAATGCGGGCCAGGAATTCCCTTCAAGAAGTTTTATTACATTCTCCTCTAAAAAATATACCGAGCTGTCAACCGTAGTTTCGACTTCTCTCAACTCTTCACCCTCATATTCCGTATAAATTATGCTTACTACAGAGTCAACAGGCTCCTCCTCAGTTGTCGTGATTTCTATATTTGCTACCGGAAAACTTTCTAAATAATACTCATAAGCCTTGCCGGTTAAATCCCTGCCGGTATACTTTTCACAATACTCCCGTGCAACAGATATCAAATCAGTTATTAAAGTGTCCTCCGAAGAATCTTCAGGAATGTCCGATAATTTTAAATGCAATTTAGCCTCAGCAAGCAAAACAGGCTCTGATGCTATTAACTTTAACATTGCATCACCCCACTAACACTACAAATTGACCGACCTTGCCGTTTCCGCCGTCTGCTACCTCTATTTTAATTCTCTCATTTGCAACATAAAGACAATCAGATTCCGTTCCAGATGCTACCCCTGCCGTTGAATGCACTGCCTGTCTCGGAAGCACTGTTGCGGATGCGGTCACATCGTCCTCGTCCCATACAACAACCCCTGAGTCCTCTGTGGTAACATCAAAATCAACGGTATCTGCAAAACTGCCAGTTGTAGCCTTTAAATATCTTATAGTCAATATCCTTCCATTTACCACCGGAGTATAACCCGTGCCTTTGCCCGCATCATCGCCCTCTGCGAATGTTGTTATATCTACAACGTATTTTTTTACGTACATCACTTCACCGCCCTTTTACTCTTCTTAGGCTTTGTAACTACTTTTGTTTCTTTTTCAGGCTCTAAACTTACCGCATAGCCGCCTGCGATAAGTCCTTTTGCCTTTTTCTCATCAAGATTTATCTCAGAGCCCGAAGGGTAGTTCCCCTCCGGACCTGCAAATCTTGTTTTTAATCTAATTCTCATGATACTGCCGACAGAGCCACGCTGTTATTGAATTCGATTGCCCAGTTGTTTGCATCTTTGTAAACTAGTACAATCGTATCTTCCGCAGCGTTAAATGTCATCGTATTATTAGTACCGTCAACTGTTGCGGCTGAAGTTACTATAACGGTTTTTGTATCGGTAATGCTTACCAGTCTGATAACAGCTCTATGACCAGGAGATGGAGCGTCCAAAGTCATGTCAGCAATTCCATTTGCGCCACCTGTAATTAAAGTCACCCCATTGGTCAGGCACTTTTTATCAGTTCCATCAGTTTCTTTTAAAAAATCACTCATGACTGCCTCCTTATATCACAATTTCTTTCCACACGTCAGCATTTTGGTCAACCGGTATTTTCTTAGAGTTATACAAAGCGACCTGTATCGCATCAATTTCTGTGCTTTGAGTTTCTCTATCATACTGGTACCTTACATACCCTTTTCTAACCGGTACATCAATCAATATTGTATCATCGCTCTTGCCGGTTGCTACTGTTGCGGTAAAGCCTGCACCAGTAATGTCGGTAAAGTTCGTACCGTCTGAGCCTTCTTGTATTTGCAAGGCTAAGGTAGCAGCATTAGTAACCGCACCAAGTTCGAATACGAATAGTGCTCTGTCAAATCCTCTTGCATCTACAGCCGCACCATCAACCTCAGCATCATCAACGCCAGCGGCGACATTACCGCTTAATTTTTTCCAATACAATGATTTTGTAACATTTCCTAACATTTACATACCTCCTTCAAGATATTAAGGGGAGAAAAACTCTCCCCATTAACCCATTTTCACTCTTGCAAAAGCCAGAGGATCCACAGGAGCGCCATCTCCAAAGTAGTCAACTAGGTAACCGATTTGGTTGTTAACTGCATAGAGTTCTCTCAACACTTGAAGCCCTATCGTGTCTGCATCACAAATCCAGTAACCTTTTTTAAAGTTACCCAAGACAGCAGCATATAAGCCGGTTGTGTAAGTATTAGGAGCATATTCAGACAAATTGCACTTAAATCCAAGCAATCTATCAGGCTGTTCAGGAACCAATGACGGCTGCCATACATACTGCCCTTCCCCGTCTTTAATTTTAGCAAGCATTTTTTCTAAGTCTCTATGCATTACCCACTGGGCTCCGGCGCGATACTGTTGTTTCAACAGCCCTCTTGCTTCGTGCAATCCGTCAAAAGTAACGGTTGTTGCAGTATTTCCGGTTGCAACATCTCGAGAAGTAGGAATACCATCATTATGGGCAACAAATATTCCTAAAGGCTGTGACGAGCCGTTGCCGTTCATGTACCCATTTTCCTGTGCAGTAGAGATTTTAGATTCTATGGCACTCTTAACAACACCCTCTGCCATCGGCGCATGGTTGACTAATGTTCTCGAAACCTTAATCAGCTTCGCTAATTTGTTGGGCTTAAACTCTCTTCTGCCGAAGTCAAGAGTAGTTTCTTCAGCCGCAGGGTCAACTTCAGCAGTCCAAGAAGCGTCAGTTGCTTCAGTTTTCATGAAAGGATATCCTAAGGACTGAGCTGCGCCAAGAGGCGGTGTAACATAAGATATTTGTCTCATAAAAAGAATGTTGTCTAATCCTTTGATTAATTCTTGCACGAATTGAACCGGAGCAGTTAAATAACCTGCCGTCGCATCAGTGCCAAGGCTAAGCGCATTTTGGAAAGCTTCAACGTGTCTTGGAGTTCCGCTTAATGCTTTGGCAAAAAGTTCTCTGATTTTATCGTCTTGTTTCGGCTTCACATCATCTTCTATTTCGCCAAGAGTTCTTTCTCTTTCAAGCTGTTTTTCCTCTCTGTTAATTTTGTCAGTCAGCTCATCAAATTTTGCTTCAATCTTTGCCAGCTCTTCCTTTTTCTCAGCAGGCATTTCAATGTTCTCAAATTCATTCATCAAGTCACGAATTGAATTTGTCATTTTTGCACGTTCTTGTTTCATTTCAATTAGTTTCATTATTGCCCTCCAATAAATTTATTTTTTTTCTAAGTTTGAAAAATTCTTGTTGCTGTGCTGCTAATATATCTGATACAGGCTGACTTTCGTCCCTGTTTTCATTTGTTTTTGGCTCTTCTGTCTTGACTTCTTCGATTTCCGGCATGTTTTTATATTTCTTCATGTCAAATTTCTGATTATTAATCATTAAAAAAGCACCATCAATTGACGCTGCCAGAAGTTTTTCTTCTTCAATTTCATCCGCAAATCCTTTTTCAACCGCTTCCTCAGCCGTGAACCAAGTTTCATCCTCCATAAACTGAGCAATTTCATCGTCTTCAAGTCCTGTTTTATCCTTGTAGGACGTACTGATTGAAGCGTCCACTTGTTCTAATGTGTCTGCCATTTTTCTTAATTCGGTTTTATTACCGTACGTCCACGTCAATGCTTGATGAATCATCATCATTGCATTCTTAGGCATTACGATTTTATCACCTGCCATGGCAATCACCGAAGCGATAGAAGCTGCAATACCGTCAATATAAACTGTCTTGTAAGCACTGTGCCTTTTTAACATATTATGAATACTTGTCCCGGCAAACACGTCACCGCCGCCTGAGTTTATGTAAATGTTTAAATTCCTTATTTCACCCAGGGCATCTAAATCCTTTTTAAAGTCCTTCGGAGTAACCTCATCACCCCACCAAGTAGAATTAGATATTTCACCATAAAGCATTAACTCCCCGGTATCTTTGTCCTTGTTTTTAAAATTCCAAAACTTCATCAATTATTACCTCCCTTCTGTGCGCCTTTTGGCAAGTTCTGCGGAACCAATGACAACGGAATTAAGTTGCCGTTAACAGCGTATACATCGCCGCCTTCCTCTGCCGGAATACGGTTCATGTCTTCCAATTCTCTGATATCATTAGCTGACAACCAGCCGTCCTGCCTAGCATTGTGATAGTAAGTTGTCCTTGAAGCAATATCTCCCCTGAGCAGTGCATTAACATTAAACTTAGCATAATATTTATCTTGCTCCGATTCTGTCAGCAGGTCCTTGTAAATTGTTTGTTCAATTCTTACTGACATTGGAGCTATAGATTCTTGGACATATTCAATGTTTTGTTGCTCAATGTTAGAGAATGTCGCTCTCTCTAAATCAAATACCTTATGCGGCGGCACTCCGAACATTCTGCATATTTCTATTACCTGGAATTTTCTTGACTCCAAGGCCTGTGAATCATTCGGCTTTTGTCCCAGCTGATTCAATTTAAACCCTGATTCTAAGAATGCCCACTTGTTACTATTGGTTACTCCGGAATAAGTTTTAGCCCAAGACTCTTTAAATCTTTGATAAGCTCCGTCCGATATGGTTCCGTCATACTCAATGAACCCGCCTAAGTTTGTACCATTTTCAAAAAAGTCCTTAGCATATCCGCTTAGAGCCATAGTCAAGCCCAAAACATCAGCTGCAATTTTTACCGGGTCTTCCGGGTCTTCCGGGTTCCCAAATCTCAAACCGGGAGTAAACATAAATTGTCCATCCCTCAACCTTTCTGCCTGTCCGTCTGTCCATACATCGATATATCTTTCCTCGTTAACCTTATTAATTTTCAAGCCTGATACATTCTTTGTCGGTATATTCCAAAGCCCTCTGATATAGCCTCCTTTATCCCTGACAATCTTTGCGTAAGCTCCTGTTGTAAGCATGAGATTAAAAATATACATGTGCCAGAATTCATAGGCGGTAGTATGCCTGTTGGGCAGCCGGTAGAGCAGCTTATAAACCGGATGTCTTTGAGCTTTTTCCCTGCCTTTTTCACCGTTTTTATATAAATTCAAGGGTAGCGATGCCATCGTTTTAGCAACAACATCCACGCACCTTATAACAGCTGACACCTTTAAAGCAGTATCCGAGCTTACATAATAGCCCTTGCCGGCTAAGTATGCTGCCCATGCTGCATCATCCGATGTCTTTGGCAAGTCCGAGGTTTCGTTCCTAATCTCAAAAACCCGCCCAAAAAGTTTTATTTTCAAATTTCAATCACCTCTTTCTATGCCATCCTGATTCCATGTTCATCATAGGCGCATGTTTTCAATTCCAACTTCATTGCAGCTGCCATTGCATTTATCAAAGCAACTATAATGTCAATTCTTTCAAGACTTCTATTTTTCATAGGTTTAATATTTTCATTCCCATCCGTGGCAATAATTACATTACCAAAGCACCACCTGGCAACAGGATTCTTTTCATGAGTGAGCTGCCCGGTTTTTAATAATCTCTCTAATTCCTTCATTCCAGGCGACAAACCCGCAATAGTCTGCGGTATTTCTATTGTTTTAATGCCCTTTTTAGCCAAATTCTGCGTCAGCATCGTACTGTTCCATTTGTCAGCGCATATGTATTTGACTTTGAATTGCTTAGCGAAGCTTTCAATCTGTAGCTGTATAGTTTCGTAGTCGATTGCATTACCCTCGGTAGCTGTCAGATATCCGTCTTTTACCCACACATCATAAGGCACATGGTCCCGATGGACGCGCTCCTTCATATTTTCCAATGGAATAAATGCTTTAAAAATGCATCTCCAATCGTCAAGACCCTTTTGCGGCGGGAACAATAAAGCTATTGCTGTTAAGTCCGTGGTAGTAGATAAGTCTAATCCTGCATAACAATACTTCCCTGTCAGCTCTGCAATACTCCAATCGCCCTGAGTTTGGTCCCATAGAGTAAGTGGCAGCCATCCGATTCGTTTTAAAGATACCCACTGGTTAAGCCTTAGCCATCTAAACAGCTTTTCCTTACCCGGGTCATTCCTTGCCCCGATTGCTTCCTGCCTTACCTTTTCCATGTCAATAACTATGCCCAAGGATGGATTTGCTTCATACCAAACTCTCTCGTCAAATATATCCGCATCCTCCGGAGCTCCGTATATTTTTACATACCAATAGGGGTCCGTTATTTCCTTATCTCTAACCTTCCTTGCATACTCATGCTGCTCCCATCCGATAGAATGTCTGTCCGGATCATCGCCGGCAGTAGTTATAATCCACCATAATGTTTCCTTACGAGCTGCACCGGCGCCAAATGTCATAACATCCCACAGGTCCCTGTTAGGTTGAGCATGGAGCTCATCAAATATAACAACAGTCGGGTTGATTCCGTGCTTTGTATAAGCCTCGGCGGATAATACTTTTAAGTATGTGCCGGTCCTTGTATTTGTGATCAGTTTCTTACTGTCTGTTATTTTTAGAAGTCCCTGTAAATCCTCATCCTGTTCAATCATCTGTTTAGCCGCTTGATAAACTAAAGAGGCTTGCTCTCTGTCAGCTGCGCAGCAATATATCTGCCCGCCCGGCGGATCCATTACAAGATGATATAATCCTATACCGGCAATAAGTGTTGTTTTACCGTTTTTCTTTGGTATTTCTAAATAAGCATAATTATATTGTCGATAACCTTGGTCATTTAATGTCCCGTAAACATCCCAAAGAGTTTCATGCTGCCAATCCTGCAATACAAAAGGCTGCCCGTAGAAGTCGTCGGTCAAATTCAAGAGCTGAATAAATTCTATGACTTCAAGAGCCCTTTGCTTATCCAGTGCCATTTCCTGTGTCTCTCTTTTCTAAAAATGCAGCCATTTTGCTTTGAGTCTGTTTTTTTGGTTCCTTTGGAATTGACCGCAGCGCTGATTGTATTGTCATAACATTTTCTTTTTCTATGGCAAGCATCATCTTTCTTTTTTCCATAATTTTTTTATCCAAGGCCAGAAACCTCTCCTGTATAGTTTCTTTCTTTTCCAGATAAACAAGGAAGTCTATCTCTCTCGAGTCATAGGCTTCTAAAATTTCTTTTATATCTTCGTTGCATCTTTCTTTCAGCTCTTCCAGGTTCTTACACTCAGCATGCAAAAGACAATATCTGTTTATGACCGATTCATGAAGTGCGTCATCTTTATTGATAGCCTTCAACACTCTTTTTAATCTTAGAAATTCTTTGTGTGCTATTGGATCGGCTTTCACATCTTTCCACTCTTTTAACTTTATTCCTGTTAGAAGTTTCTTCTCGCCTTCAGCTCTGACCTCTAATTCAGCTTTGGTTCTATGACCTTGAATTAAGGCCAATGGTTTTGTTGGTCTGCCTCCAGGCATAGGACCACCTCCTTAAAAATTTTTAGTTTTGGGAAAAAGTTTCGCGCGAAGG